TTTACTGAAAATGCTTGAAAAGAAACTACCAATTTTTCCAAAGAAACCGCCAAGTTTGCCTAAAATCCCGGAAAAGATATTTCCACCACCCGTTTCACCACCTTCTGACTTTATTCCGCCTAATCCAAATTTGCTTACCTCTTTCACAAAAAGTGGATTTGCGGGGGACTCACCAATCTTTCCTTTGACACCAAATTTTTCTAGCAGCCCTTTACCTACCAAAGAAAAGAGATTCTTGAATCCTGCTTTCACAATGCTTTTCTCGAAATCATTCAACAATTCTTTGAAATTAGCCTTACCCGTCACCACAAATTCAGCAAGTTTATCCGACAAAGCATCTATAGAATCCAAAATGGATTTGAATAAATCTTCAACTGGATTGCTAAGTTTGTTTGCCAACAAAACCAAAAATGCGCTAAACCCCGCACGAAGATCACCAATTCTCAATAGATTCTCGCCAAATCGTTGATAAAGTTCTTTTGTATTTTTAATGGCTTCCGCTGTAGCCTTCACAATAACGGAAGCACTTCCGTTAGCCGCTGCTTTTATTTCTTCTAGTTTTTCTAATTCCTTATCATAACTAGCAAGTAAATCCGAGCTTGCTGCTTCTTGAGCAATAGAAGCCCTGTGACTTGCTTCAGCTTGCGCTAAAAACAACCGATTGATTTTTTCCTGATCATCAGGGGAAATGCCCCGATGCGCTTCCACAAAATTATGCGCTTCCAATGCTGCTGTGGCTTTTCGTATGGCTTCTTCTGAAACAAAATAAGCCTGATTTAGAGCTTCTAAAAATGGCAGCGAATCTTCAAAACTAGTTGTTGTTTCAACAACTTGTGCATGTAATGCACCAACAACTTTTGCAAATTCCAAAGTCCTTTTATCATCAAGATTCGATTGTAGATTAACTAGTGCTGATGCAAACTTTTCAACTTCAGGACTGCCAGCTCCGAAGCGGTTAACCAGTTCGGCCAGCATAGCATTGAAATTACGAAGTTGTGCAGTATCCCCAGCCAACTTTTCGTTGATCTTCGCATTAACGACTGCATCGCCGCCTTTGGTATAGGCATCAGCCAATTCATCTAAGGCATCAACTTCAGCGCTTAGCTTGCTAATGTCACTTGCAAAACCGCGACGCGCTTTAATCAGTTCATTGTTGAAAGCAATCGCAACGTTCAAACTTTCAAATGCAGATTTTTGAGCTAAGATAATCCTACGTACATTTTCCAGAACATTTCCTTCTTTATCATGCGCCAAATTCAGCAATTCTGTAATTTCTTGGCTGGCTTTTTTGATTGCTGTCTCTCGCGTAATAGCTACGGCAGTTTCACCCACAGCACCAGCCACAGCCAGTGACTGTTTAGCTTCATCTTGCAATAAAGCTATACGCTTCCTTAATGCTTCTCGGGCAGCGTCTTCCAATCTAGCCGTATCAGCCGCACCACCCCCAGGCGCAATGTGCGCTTCTTTCGTCTTATTTGAAAAAACTTGCTCAACAAATTTACCGAAATCTGACCACAACTTTTTACTTTCGTTTAGTCCTTCACTCCACACACCACGAAGACGCTTCATGCCCTCTTGGGCTGAAGATTTGATAGCGTCCCAATCCAAACTTTTTGCAGCTTTAGCGATGTTAAAAGCTGCAAGCGCAGCTTCTGTCAGCGTTTTGATGACTACTGTAGCAAATTCCCCTATCTGCTTAATCAAAGCAAACAGCAAGTCACCTAGTGTAAGAAACGCACTAAACAAATCTTTTACCCAACTGCCTAGGTCATCACCCGCCTTGTTGTTTTCTTTCACAAATTCAACGATGCGATCAGTGACTGCTTGTAAGGCAGGCATCAACGCAATCATCAATTTATTAGCAACTCCGGTGCTAGCCATTTGCAATCGCACAAGATTTTGTTCAAAAGCTCGTGCAGCAGCACCAGTTTTTTGATCTAATACAACTCCCAATTCTTGGGCTTCATTAAACATGCCCCTAAGTTCTTCACGGCCAAGATTCAACAACGGAATCATGACCGCCCCATTGCGTCCAAACAACTGAATCGCAATGGCACTCTTTGTTACACCGTTAGGCAAGCGATTAAACGCATCTGAAACATCCATCAAAATATCTTCTGTGGAACGCAAATTGCCGCTTGCATCACGAAGCTTAATCCCTAGCCTTGTGTAAGCATTTATAGAGCCTTCAGGGGCGACAGCAGCATCTAATGCTGTGCGATTCAACCGCATCAAGCCGCGTTGGAAAGATTCTGTATCCAATCCTACTTCTTTCGCAGCGAATGAAAGTCCTGTCAAGGCTTTCATGCTTACGCCAGCGGACTGCGAAAACTTGTAGGCTTCCGCAGCCGCGTGTGCGGCATGTAATGCGATACCGATCAATCCAGCTTCAGCGGATGCTAATCCAACGGTCAAACCAGCCGCAGCACCAGCAAACACGCCCACAGTAGCGTTCATGCCGGCAAATTTCTTAATCGCGCCGCCTGCGGCTTCCCCTGCTTTGGACAAAATTTCAGCCACAAGCAACCCTTGCGGCCCAAATGCACCAAAGGATGCTGCTACAAAAGAGATTGAATTTGAAAGTTGTTTGAAGGATTTTTCTACGTCTTCGCCGAATTTTTTGGTTTGATATGTAGCTTTACTGAGGCCTTCTTGAAAGGCTGCGGTATTGATACCAAGTTCAACCAGTAATTTGCCAAGAATATTCGCCATCTACTTTTTCTTCCTTATTACACTCTTGCCAGTAAATTGATTAAGTACATAAGCTGCTTGTTCTTCAGGCGTCATCTGTGTTAAATCAACTGGCTTAGATTCATTACCAAAATCTGGTACAAAATGCCAAGGCAGCAATTCCTTTTCAGGCGCACACATACTGAAATTAGCGACTGTAGACGCCACAATGCCAGCCCTTAGATATGCTTGTTTATCAGCTTGACGTTTACGATCAACAAGCGCTTCAAAGAGTGCTGGCGTTAGCTCGCCAAATTCACGTGTGCTTAGACCTAAATCAAAGCGCCCAACGGCCCAGAGGTCTGAAAGCGTTACTCGGACTTCGGGGCCGCTAGTGCGTTTGGGTCAGGCTGCCCTTCCTGCGGCTTTCGCAAAGATTCAGGAAGGGAAAGCAAGAATGCTTCCAGCACTGCCTTGGTAACTGCTTCCAAGTTATCGTAAGAAAGAAAAGATCGAATTGCTTCAAGCCCTTCTTCCCCGCCGAAATCATCAGCGTGGTACGCATTCAATGCTGCCCACAGCATCAGGGAAATAATGGTAGCCCCTTTACCTTGGGGATCACCAACCAACGGCAATACGCTATCGGGACGAAGCATGTTAATCGGCACATTTGCCGGAGCATGAGTTTCCACCAATGCGTAAGCGTTGAAGTCAAAAACCAACTTCAGATTGAAGATGGTTTCATTCCCTTCGCTGTCTTTAACCCGTAGTTCTAGTGGCACACTTGGAGCTAGCCGTTTCTGAATCGGTGATTTTCGTGACATGATTTCCGCCCTAGGCCATCCATTTAATGAACAGCCTTCACAATAGCAAGGCTATGTTACGCCTTACGAAATCGTGATAGGGCCAGTGATCTTGATCTTGATTGTGACCATAGCTTCCTTATCCACTGGCAAATCACGCTCAAGCGAACTAACGTAGCCCGCGAACGAAATTACGCCAAGGCTATTCGGAAGAGTCACTTTCCAGTTGACTAGACGAGCTGTGTTATAAAAGCTCGTCAAGTCCTTCTGTGAAAGATCACTGGGGATATAGTTCCCTGAAGTTGAAAGTTCACCAGAATCAGCCAACGTAGGCAACCATTCACGGAAGTTGCCACTATCCATGTTTGTCACATCAGCAAGGTCATACTTGCTGCCCGTGAACTGGATCGTGCGCAACTCCGCAACGTCCGTAAATCCTGTAGAAGGATTCACGACCGGGTTGTACGACAGCTTTGTACCGCGTCCTGCAAATGCTTGTGAACTCATTTTCTATTTCCACCTTTGCCCAACGTTTGTACTTACGCACGCCGGGCAGCGTGCGCATTCCCTGACCGCAAACAGGGAAACTTGTTTGCCATTTTTCGGCAAAATCTCTTATGGCACTGTTGTCAAATCAACGTAACGAATCATAAAATCCACATTCGTACCATAAATAGTGCCACGTAATGCCGGCTCCACTTGATCGGCTTCTAAAATGTACTGTGCGCCTTCAACACGAGTACCATCATTCAAAGTCGTCAACAAACCATCTAATGCTAACTTTACGGCTTCCGCAAGCCGTTTGGCGGTTTTATAATCTGCCGCATAGCAACGAAATCGGTATCGGGCCTCTTGAAACTGATTTCGTCCATCAAAGCTATTGGCAGGGGAACCACCAACAATTTGACCAAAAACCACATACGGCAAAGTCACTTCACGCGGGGCCAAAGATGGAAAAATTCCCGTCGTATTATCAGACCGCGACGTACCAACCAAAGCAAGCACATTGCTATCGTGCGACAGCAAATAGTACAATCCTTCGGGTAACATCAGCGGGCTTCCTCACTCAAAATTCTTTTCAAAGTCTCAATAATGTTGTTTAGGGCCAAGTTTTTTCCATTTTCAAATGCTTGCGTCATAAATGCACGCGGGGCCATTCTACTTGTACCAAATTCTAGAAAGCGAGCAACAGTAGCTACAGCGCGTGCCATCCCTTTTTTACTTTTTCCTGGTTCCCGACCAGGATAATAAATCTTGCCCTGTGGCCCGACATAAGCTGACCCAGAAATTTCTTTTCCTTTGGCCGAAATTTTCACCCCAAAATGTTCTGCAAGAAATCCAGTATCACGCGGGGCTAATTGCACCATCAATTCTTTGAAAACATTAGCACCAGCGCGCAATCCCCGTCTTACAAAGCCTTTCGCAACTTGCAATGAAAACCGCTCTAATTTGCGCTGTAAATCAGCGCCGCCAACAATCCTAGCTGTGATTATTCCTGCCATTACTCCAAATCCAAAGGCGCACTTGATGTATCCTGCTGCTGGCTTTCATTGATCTCTACACAAAATAGATACAACATTTTGTTTCGTTCATCAGGATTCAATACAGCTTGAATCTCAAATTGCCGAACCTTAGTATTCAAATCTGGCGGCCCTTGAAACCACACTTGCATTTTAGACAACACAGGAAAACCAGGATTCCTAATCGTAATACGATGCGTAACTATGCTGGTAATTTCTGAAGCCAACATCCCGTCATGCAAGCCCGTAAAGGCTTCAACAGCACCCCATACTTCAGCAACAACAGTATTTTCATGCAGATTCGCACCACCCATAGAATCCTGAACGTTTGTGGGGCGAATTAACGCCAATCTATGCCGTAGTTTACCAGCCGCAATTCTCGAAGAAAGCGGCATAGCTTATCCCCTTGTAGGCTGCATATCGTAAACACGATGCGACCACAACAGCATTTTGATGTGATTCGGCACTTCCATATACATGCCAGGCATTGCCGCTTCACGATTTTCGTAATAGTTAGCAATCAACAATAGCATCGCTGTTTTAATTCCCTTGGGC